CGTCCTCGATCATCAACGTCGCCGTACCGATGCTCCCCGCATCGTAGAAGTACTGGCCCATGGCCGAGTAAAAACTTGTGTGCTGAAACAGGCTGAACAGGTGCCGCTCCACCCGATCCAGCCATTCCCGAACCTGCGGGTAGCCGTTCAACGCGTGCTCGGCCAGCTCCAGGCGGAACCACGGGTGCGCAGGCGAGACGATGTAGCCGAACATGCCATCCGCCCACGTCTGCAGCGAATCCGCACCCACGCTGTTGTACGCCCGCAGGCCACGGCGAGTCTCCCTACTGATCTTCCCGTCCTCATTGAGTCGCGTCCGACGCCAGGCGACCAAGTCGCAAATGTCATCCCAGTCGTGTTCGATGCGACGACGCCGCTCACGCAACGCCTTGAAGCGCCGCTTGATCTCTCTGACCCGCGTTGTATCGTCCATGAATCACCCCAACAGGGTCTTGCCGCCGCCCGGATAGCCAAGCGTCGGACGCTCCGTCAACAACGTCGCCCGGTAGCCGACCAGCCGCCGTAGCCGCTGACGCTCACGCCGTGCCGCCTCGTCCAACTCCGGCAGCGACCCCACCGCCATCGGGGCCGGGGCCGGAATCGGGGGCGGACTCGCTCGCTTTGCACTCGTTTTCATCGTAGGGCTTCCTGCAATCCGTACCGCAAATCGTCGTATTCCCCCTTGTCAGCGTGCCACTGCTCGAAGGCGTCCGGACCGGTATCCTGCATCGCCCCGGACAATCGGTCATGCCGGTACGTCACCGCCAGATACCGGAACGCGTCGGCCGCGTGAGAACTCCAATCGTGCAGCGGCCGGGCGTCGTACCGCTCCAGCTTGTCGTTCCACGCCTTCCGGTAGGCTTCCAGGCACTCCACGCCACGTCGGCACCGCTCGGCGTCGAACCAACAATGCGGCAGCAACATCCGGGCCGCATCGATCCCGTCCGGCACTTGATGATGCACAACTACGTCGAACTCCAAACCGAGGTCCAGCGCGGTCTCGTAACGGCTTACCCCGGTGCCCAATTCCCGGACGCGGATATCCTGCGGGGCGTAATGTCCGTTGTACACGTAGGGCTTGGCCTTGACCTGCTGGACGTACCACGCCAAGCCTTTGCCCGTGCCTTCGAGGTAGTCTATCAGCCGCACATCATGGCCGATCACCTGCGCGAACCAAATCGCCATGGCATCGGCCATGCCAAGGTCCCAAAACGTGTACACCGGCAGACTCTCGTCATGGGCCACCCGCCGGATGCGGCCCTCATCCCGCGCCCTCGCCATCTGCTCGGCGTAGTACGCGCCCCCAACGCTTGCCCGGAACGCCTCTTCCGGCGTACTCGGATACTCGCGGGTCATCAGGTCACCGAGACCGCCCGGCCCGTCCCGCATCTGCACGTACCAGGCCCGCTGACCGGCGCTCAGCGTCACGCCCAAGCGCCGCTCCAGGTCATCGAAGTAGTCGTTGTCCTTGTCGCCAACCCGCACGTGTTCGGCTTCCGCGTCCGTCAAGGCGTAGGTGGGCTCGTGGAACCAAGGGCAAAAATGGAAGCGGAACTCCAACGGGTTCAACTCCCGACCCCCGGCCTTGGCCTCGGCGGTCACCTCTTGCGCCTGCTGGCACAACTCGTAGAAATCGCCCATCCGGCCCTCGGCGGTGCTCTCGATGAAGACGACGGCGCCCTGGTGACACGCGGGTAGCGTGCCCGTGCGTATCTCTTGCGCCTTCTCCGGCCAGCGTGCGCAAATCTTGCCGTGCTCGCTGACGTGCAGTAGCTGGATCGTGTCCGAGCGCATGCTCAGCCCCACGCGGATGTTGCTGCCATTCCCGAGCACCAGTTGACTCGCGTCACACTTGACCGCCGGGACGGCCCGGCGAAGGGCTTCCGGCAAGTGTTCGTAGGGGTACTTGATTTTTGCCGCGAAAATGCGCTGCACGTCCTCGATCCGGTGGGCGATAATGCCCGCCGTTAAGTTCGGGTGGAACAGACACTGGTCCAAGATAAACAGGTCAATGACTGTCGTGTAGCCCCGTTGTCGGGCCTTCAAGATGACGTTCCGATAGTGCAACTCGTCGCGGATCAACCGGCGCTGGTCGTCGTTCATCCGGAACGGCACCTGCCGACCGTCGGCATCGACAATGTAGTACAGGTGGTCCAAGCGCCACGCCGGATCACTCCATTGAGCCAGAATCTCCGCGTTCAGCTTCGTCATGGCTCGGCTCCATCCGCACTTCCACGTCGCCCGTCGGCGTCTGTTGAATCCGCAGCGTCACCGTCCGGCCGATCAGCAACAGCCGGACCATCGTCTGTCTGTCCGCGTCGCTCAGCAGCACGCCGAACGGCGCTTGCATGGCCTCCGCTATGTCCATGTATAGCTTCCAAGAATGCCGCCAGCGTATCCTCGCCGAGGTCCACCTGCTGATCTTTGGGCCAGCGCTTTGGGGCACGGTTGCTCAGCAGGTACTTGATCGCCGCCGGATCGGGCGGGACGTGCTTTTTCACCCGCCGCACCTCTACGATTTTCCCGCCCGGCCCCGGTGCCGACGTCACCTCGTCGTACTCGTAGCCAGCCGCGCGTTTCTCGAGCCCCGCCTCGGCGGCTCGCGTCATCCGCGCGTCACGCACTCGCCGACCGAGTTTCTCGCCGGACTCGTACCAACTCTTAAACTCTGGATACTCTGCGATCCACCGCCAGAATGTCGCCTCGCCGATACGTAGTATCTGACAAATAGTAGGCAGACTATCACCGCGCCGGGCCAGGTCGTGGACGATAGGCCCGTACTCCCACTTATACTCTCGCGGTCTGCCGCCTTTACCCCGTTTTCGCGGTTCTTTCATACACTATATACTACGGTATTTCGCCCGACTTCGCCAACTATGCGCTGAATAATATTCATATCCCGACGTTTCCCACCGCCTAAAAAAATTGCAAAAATTGCAAAAAATTACTTGACCTTTTCGGCGGATCGTCGTATATTATCATAGACGCGGACGACGAGTCCGCCGAAGGGAAGCACAAAGGAAAGGAAAGCATGATGGACGCGAAGCATGCAAGAGACGTAAGGTTGCCCCGCGAAGAACTTCGGGCATGGTGTCGGACACATACCATGCTCGAAGAGGCACTCCAGCGCGCCCGGGCCTTGGCCCGTGAAATGCGCGACTTCGCCCACGCGCAGTACCGCGACTGACGGGGCCTGCGTGCCCCTCACAATGAAAGGAAAGCGCAAGGAAAGGAGAAACCCATGAACACCAAAGAAAAAATCCAGTGCGCGGAACGAGAGTATGCGACGAAAAGGCGACAGCTCTACGAACGATCCCCCCTTCTAGAAGCGGCCCAATTGCGGAACGCGAGGAAGAAGAGAAAAGACATCCCGTACTATAATGGGGTTCCTCTCGTGGACCGACGGGTCTTACGATACGACCGAACAGAAGATTGGGTCGCCTATCTGCCCCGCCGCACTGCGCAGAGTTTGGACATTCACACCGATGATATCTTTGTGACGATGTGGAACGAAAATCCCGTCTATTGGCGCGCGTATCGGCGCATTCAGCGTCGTCCAGACACTGGACACTTCTTCTCCGGTTATGAGTGCCACGAATGGGACGAAGATACCGAGAATGCCTATCGGCTTTGGGCCTGGTGCGACCAACACGTGACATTGTAACATGAGGAGGTTGTCGGGGCGTGCAAGTCCTGGGGTTTGCGCGCCCCTCACAACGAAAGGAAAGGACAATGACTACAAAATTGATAGCCTAGACATGAATGAAAGGAGCAATCATGGCAACTGATCTGCGACAAATCATCCGCGACGGTCTGGCCGCCCGTGATTGGACCGTCCCTCGATTGACCCGTGAATGCATCCGGGCCGGTCACGACGTATGCCACGACACGATCTATCGGTACCTCGCGGGCCGGACCCAGATCGGGGCCGACACGCTCGAGGTGATCCTGGGCGTACTCGGCATCACGATGAACGATCATCGCGAGCAAACCTGATATGGAAAGGAGACCGCAATGTGCCAGTTTCCGAGTTGGTATGAGAACGAGGAAATCGGGGAGGTTCTGTTCCTAACCGATAGCGAGGCCGCCAAGGAACTCCGAGTAAGCCCCCATCTGACGTGGGAGGACATGATCGGCCATGGGGCCATTCAGCGCATCTACCCGGAGGCGATTCCCAGCGCAACCGCCAAGGAAGGCTTTCCGTGCCCGCCTGAGATCGCGAAAGAGATCATGCGAGGCCACATGAATCGCCTGATGCGGGCGGCAGGCTATCTGCGGCTCTACGTCGATGACCAGGGCCAATTACACCGGACCGACGGACCGGCGATCGTACGGCGGGACGGTGGGCGCGAATGGTATCGGAAGGGGCATCGGCATAGGGACGATGGACCCGCCATCGAATGGGCCGATGGCCGCCGGGAATGGTTCCGCCATGGCGTCCTGCATCGTGACGACGGCCCGGCGATGGAGTGGCCCAGCGGCTACCAAGCGTGGTATCGGGATGGGAAACTCCATCGTGACGACGGTCCCGCCATCATCGGCGCGAACGGCGACCGAGAATGGTATCGGAATGGCCGACTCCATCGTGAGGATGGTCCCGCCGTCATCAGGGCCAACGGCCGCCGGGAATGGTATCGCGACGGCATACCGTGCCGCGCGCGTTTTCCCGCGATACCCCCCGCGATACCCCCCGCTATGCGCCCTTGACAACCCTAGACTTCGGGATCGTCATCGCCCGCCCAGTTCCCGCCAAGGGCAAGCCCCAGTATCTGAGCGGCCTGCTCTATGTCCAGATCGGTCCAAATGTAGGCCCGGCCGAACCGCTCGGAAGGCGCGGGAATGCGCCGGTCAAAGATCGCATTCAGCAACGTCGAAGGCCGCGTTCCCAACTTGGCCGCCGCCTCTACCGTGGTGTAGGTGCCCATAAAAATCTCCTTCAAATCGTCTCCACCCTTGGGCAAGCGGACACGTTCCGGACACGGATTTTGCGTGAAAACCGCCTTGGCGGGGCCAAGAACGCGGAAAATTTTTTTGCCTATGTCCCGGAGGTGTCCCCTTTTGTCCGGGGGGGTGTCCGCATCCGGACAATCGGCAGAGGCTACCGTGCGGTGTGTGTCAGCTTCCGATGGTCTGTGGGGTCCAGGTGTTGCGCCAAAAAAAGGGCCCCCGGCGAGATAG